GGCCGCGGCAGACGGCTCATCCAATCGCAGCCCTTGCAGGCATAGTGCCAGTCCTCACTCCGCGCGCCCGGCGCCCGCATCATCGGGAAGACCACGCCATCGTCGCGGAAAACCGTATATCCCGCGATCCGGCATTTTCCTTTACCTTGGCATCGGCTCATATGCGCCCCCGGTTCTTTAGCTGTGATATTTCGCTGTTCACAAACTCGCTGATTGGAACGCCCGTCAGCGTGACATGGCCGCCCGTCCCGATATGGCCCGAAACCATCTTCGGGACTTCCGGGTGTATCTTCATGTCGGCGAGATCCGCATCGGTCGTATCAATGGCGGTGTACTCGTCGAAGTCGATGGTTGCGATGTCGTTTCGCACGGCCTCGATCCGCTCGCGGATTTCCTTGAGCGGCATGGCCCGCACCTGCCTGATTTCCTGCATGGCCGCCATGATGCGATCCTTCGCGCGGCGTTCCGCCTCAAGATTGGTGTTGACTCTGATTCCATGCAGGTTCCCCGCATGATCGTAGAGTTTCCGTTCTTCGTTGATGCGGCGCCGGTGCGGCAATTCCTTCAGGGTCTTCACGGCCCAGTCCAGAAAACCTTGAATTTCGTCGCGGGAGAGTGCTTCCAACTGCCGCTCGTAGTCCTGCATCGTGCCTATCCACTTGTCGCGGACGTAATCGCGGCTGTATCTCTTCGCCGTCAATTCGGCTTTCAGCGCGACTGCCTGCGGGCTGTGCGCCATCCGCGCGGCTCCCACCTGGCCGGCGAGAAGCCTGCATTCCTCGTCGGCTGCATCAAACTCCCGCTCCATCTCATCCCGCGTTGCGACGTGCTGCTGAAGCAGGCTATAGATTCGTTCCGATTGCTTCTCTTGACCGACTGCTATTTCTGCCGCTGAAATTCTCATTGTGCTGTCCTTTCTGCGGCTCCGCCGCAGATCTCCATTGCCGAGTTCGATGTTCTATTTTCCGACCTCGGGCTTCGTTGCCTCACCTTTCCTCACTCCACCTTGTGTCTACAACGATGGGCTCATCTTCGTAATTGTCTATGAACGAACCCGTGTCATCCGTTCGGATGAGTCGGTTCAATGCGGTGAGTAATGCGCTGATGCCGTCGATCCGGCCGGTGCTCTTCGCCTTGTTCGGTTTTTTGTTTCCCGCGGCGTCGATTTCCAACTGGGTGTTCGTCGCATTCCACTGGAGGATCGGGTTGTTCCCGTGGCGCAGTTGCCGGCTCACAACCAAGCGCTCCAGTTCCTGGCAAGGCGCCGCCATCGAGGCGAACCCTTGGCCGACACCGACGCAGGTTAATCCGTGGTGTTTCTCCAATCGTGTTGTGAGCGGGACTGCGCCCCAGCGGTCGAAACAGATCTCGGTGATTCCGAATCGGCGGTGTATCTCGAGAATATCGCGCTCGATGTATTCGTAATCGACTGTCTGCCCCGGGGTGACCGTCAGGAATCCCAGGTCGCGCCACGCTTCATAATCCCCGTGGTCGCGGTCGCTGCGCTTTCGCAGATCGGTTTCATGGGTGTAGTACTTCATGTGTACATATACCCCGCCGCTGTGATCCTTGAATATCACCGCGACTGCACACATGGATGTACTGCCGCCGAGGTCTACCCCGACGGTACACCCCTCCTCCTCGAAATCCTCGAGCTTAACTGCGGCCCCGCAGGCCTGCCATACCTCCGCGTCGAACCACCTTTCGCCGACTTCGGTCCATTGGTTCAATCGCAGTCTGCGAAATGCGTTCTGACGAATCGGCAGTTCCATCGCCTCGGCGCAGGCCCGCCTCATGTCCTCGATCGAGAGGAAATCCCCGAGGGCGGGGTTGCAGGCTTTCCAGACCTCCTCATCTCTCCAGTCCGCATCCTGTGGGGCTTCGTAGAGCACAGGCAGGAATGTCGGATCGCTGATGATCCCGTCGCGGACCTTCTTGCCGTAATCGTATAACTCGTAACACAGGCTGTTCGGGTTCCATCCTGCAGTCGAGATCCCGCATACCAGAGGTTGAGTCCGCGTCCCCATGCTCGATGTCAGGACGGTCCATAGCTCGCGATCCGGGGCGGTGTGGAGTTCATCGTAGATAATCGCCGATGCGTTGAACCCGTGTTTCGAGTATGCCTCGCTGGAAATCGCTCGATAGAAGCTGCCGGTCTTCGGGTTCACGATCCGCTTGGTTGAATCCACGATCTTGGTCATCGAGCTCAGTTCAGGATCGTTTCGGATCATCGCTGCCGCGACGTCAAACACAAGCGAGGCCTGCCCGCGATCGGCTGCACAGCTGTATATCTCTCCTCCCATTTCGGATTCGCCCAATAACAGATATAGGGCGATGCCCGCCATGATTTCGCTCTTCCCGTTCTTCCTGGGTAGCATCGCCAGGAGGGTTCTGTATTGGCGCAGACCGTCAGGGCGAAGGGTTCCGAACAGGGGCCTGATGATTCCGTTCTCCTGCCATCCGCGAAGCTGGAATTTCTGGCCGGCCCATCTGCCCTTGGTATGCGTCAGGTTGTTGATGAACGCAACCGCCCGATCCGCGGCAATCTTGCCGGGGTCGGCCTTCTTCGATGCTTTCCTTGTCATGCCAGCAATCCCTCCCATGCGCTCCGCTTCTTCTCGGGGAGGGGAACCGAGATCCGCGCCCGGGACGTCGGCGAGAGGCCCAGTTCGGCGCAGTAGGACCGCAGCAGGGCGAGTGCTCTGTTTTTCCTGACCACTGCTGGGTTCTGTATGACGTTGCCGTTGGTCGTCTTCAGCGTCCTTCCCTCAGTTCTCAGCGTCTCCACCGCCTCGCGGACGTCTGCCACCGCGATGCAATAGCCGATCATGATGCCGCGATCGGCCCGGGTGAGCAGGCCCATGTACTTCAGTTCCGCGATAAGCCACCGCCATTCGGTCCTGGCTTCACCGTCGAACCATCTCGGGCAGGACGGCATCCCCGGCCGCGGTCGCGGTTCCCGCTCATTCAGCGGCCGTCTCCCGGGATTCCCCTCGATGACCTTCAATCTGGTTGGTTTCGGTCTTCCACTCATAGAACCCTCGAATCGCCAAGGTGCGAAATCCTGCTCCGACCCGCGGACCCGGACGACAGACCCGCTCGCCCGCTTTTGACCCCGCCCTCGGCATCTTGTTGATAATTCATCTCTTCGGCCATCGCTCACCCGTGATCGCCGAGGTACGGGAATGACATGCAAAGCACAGGGGCCTGCAGTTGTCTTCCGCATACGGATCTCCACCCTGCCGGCGCGGGATTGGATGATGGATCATGACCGCCTGCCGTCCGCAGGTGCATACCGGATGCAGCTTCAGATACGCCTCGCGAAATTCCTTCCATCGCCTGCTCTGGATGAATCGTCTGTTCGGATCGCTGCGCCGGCCGCGGTCGTATTCGGCCGCCACTTGCTTCTTGTGCGGGGCACAGTACCTCTCGCCGCTGTCGACAAGCGCAGGACACAATCTGTATGCGCAGGAATGTTTCATTGTGGAACCTTCGATTCGGGCAGAGGTGGGATACGATCGGGGAAGTCACCATACTTGATAACTTCCGCTAAGAGTCGCCGCATCTCATCCATGTACTGGAGCAAGTGATATTCAGGAATGATCTCGATCAGATGCTCAATCTGTTCGCGCCGGCTTTGTGCAAAATAGGGGTCTTGGCTGCATAGCAGAAGCATCTCATCCGCGTGTTGCGTCAGATACAGGATGTCCCCGAGGATGTAAGGTTGGTTTCTTGCAACGAAGTCCTCCCTGGAAAACTCCGTCTCAGGGTTGAAGACGAAGATCGGTTTGCTTCTTGTGTATGGCTTTTCCCTCCACTTCTCGCGCTGAAAGCTAGTGGGGCATTGCTTCCACTCCGTCTCCGATCCATCGGCCTCAGTGAGATACGGACGGGCCTGCGGTTTGAAATCCGATCCCTGCTTGAAGTAGAAGGGAATCCTTTGTTCCTTGCACTGATCTCTGATCAGACGCGCCCAAGCATGATCGAAGGGCCTTCTGTGAGGCCCGGATTCCCCTCCGGCAACAACCCAGTTGATGTAATCCAGATCTATCAATCCGAGGTCTTCAAGCAGCGGTTCAAATGAGACCCAAAGATGTTCCGCCTGCGACTGCCTGAGATAATCGAGACGGTAGAGACTGCGGCGGTTCTCAACGCTGACTCCAGCCCAAATGTTGAGCGTCCATGGCCCCGGCCATGCCGCCATCCGTTCGGCCCGCTTCGTCAATATCTGGAACGTATGCCGGTGCCGCAGGTCGGCCATCACAGTGAACACCTCCGCGATGAAGGAATCGGGCACGAGTTCATGGAAGAGGTCGCTCATCGAGTTCACGAAGTACTTCGTACTCTTCTTCCGCCTCCGGGGAATATCCAAACGGTCAGGATGAAGAACGATATTTCTGCCCGCGTTCTGCGCCGTCCATTCCGCCGGGGACCATTTGTGACGGAGTGATAGCGCCTCGGCGTAGCAGTTTCGGCAACCTTCCGATATTCGGCTGCATCCTGTTGTCGGATTCCAGCTTTCCTCAGTCCAGCTAATGTTTGTCATCACGTCCTCCGTGTCATCCGTGTCTTGCGCGCGCGCCGATCGGTTTCAGCGGCCTTGCGCAATCCAGGTCTGGAATCTCTGGGTACATCCAATGCCCGCACTTGCCGCACATCCAGATAAGCTCACCGCTCAGGCTGAAATCCCGCTGCCATTTCTGATTGAATTGTTCGCCGCATGACTCGCACTTGGTCGGCGCCCAACTCCAGACCATTTCCGCGGCGTTATGTCTGCTCATTTCTCTCCTTTCACAAGCTCACAAGCGTGCGCGCTCCGGCACCCACGAGTGCTGCCGGAGCGCTCATCCCGGCGACTATGTTCATTCGTTTTGCCATGCGCGATCACCGTGCGCGCCTAATTGAATGGTAGCGTTTCACTTACAGGGAGCGCGCATGGCACTGTTTCACCGTGCGCGCTCGCCTGTGCGCGGCCGTACCTGATTGCCGTACTTTCCTTGCCGTTT